TGATGATATCTGGGTTCTCACATTGGAGAAGGCTGTACAACCGTGCGAACTTCACATCTCTGCTGGTTATAAACCAGTAATGTTTCGTGGCCAACCGTTGAAGGATGTCTCGTTTCGTCTTGTCCTCCAGTATTTGATTGAAGATTATGCCCTACACAGAGTTTCTCAGGAAAATATTTTGCAACGTATGCAGGACCGCATCGGAGCTGTTCATTTGTGCCCTCATGAGGGATGCAAACAAATAGCTGGTTATTGCGACCTCCATGCGCACGAACAACAACTGGGAGAGGAATTGCTCAGTTCTCTCGATAAAATCAAGGATATGGCTCTGAGTAAAGTGCAATCTGATTTATCTGCGACGGACAAGGTTTGTTCTACTGTTTTGATGCTGAGTGCGAGGTACTTTTATTCACACTGGGATTGGATGAAACTTATTCCTGCGCCTTGGTTGAATTTGCCATATGTCATGAATATCTGTCTATTTTTGAACGTCAATAATGTTAAACGCACGTACATGTTTATAACCGCTTGTATATGGTTTGTAGTTTTATATATATGTTACATTTTGTATTTTGATTTTGTATGCGGTGTACCTGTAGTGGTATTGTTGGCTTTAATTCTTCAGAAGAGCTTAGCTCGTGGCATTCAGGCTTTCTTTATGCATAGGCTACGTTCTAGAAATTCAGTAAGACCCGCCCTCGCACATTTCCGCGATACGCACGCACGGAACATTTGTTTTGCGTCGTCCCTTATAACCGTTTTGTACGCTATGTCTAAGTTCTATAGAGGGTGGGCACAACTGCAGAACCAAGGATCGTTGGAACCGAAAACGTTGCGAGATGTTCAAGAGCGAGATAATGAGGATAATGTGTGGACCGAGACTGTTGTGCGTGAGCTACCTGTGGAACATGCGACTGCCACCACTTCCAGCGCTCAATTGAGAGGATTGGTAGCCAAGAATTTGGTATATGGCACAGTTGTTGCTGGTGATAAAAAGTACATGGTGAATGGTTTGTTTGTGACATCCAATGTGTTCTTGATTCCGAAGCACTATTTTGTTGAAGAGACATTGGACATTACGTTCAGAAAGGAAAAACCAGAACAGAATGGCGGCAAATTCGTTTGTAGGGTTTCTCTCTCTCAAAGTATCCACTTACCGCACACTGATATATGCGTCTGTTACAGTTCAACTGGTGGATCTTTTCGTAATCTTACAAAGTATTTCACAAACGAACGTTTGCCATTACATGAGTTCCATATGCTTTGGCGATCGAAAGACGGATCTATGACTGAGGCCCAAGGTATGCAATATCCAACAATAACAGGCAATGGAGAGTGTTCATTTGCGGGGTATAAGTACCAATCGCTTAGCATGCACACATTTAAGGGTTTATGTGGTGCCACGTTGGTTTCAAGTCGTAGAGCGATAATCACTGGAATTCACCTTGGAGGAAATTCCGGAACGACTAACGGCTGTAGTTCCTTCTTCTCTAGATCTGTACTTCTTGGTGCTATTGAAGATTTGAAAAAGATTGACGGTGTTATTGCTACAGGATCCGCTGAAAAGTTTGAATCTCAGATCTTGGGCGTGGATATCATTACGGGATTGGGTTTGCACCATAAAAGCCCGATCAATTATATGCCTAAAGATTCGCAGATTGAGTATTATGGATCTTGTATTGGAATGTCAACATTTGTATCCAATGTGGTTGTTACAAAGATCAGTGACATTGTGACTGATGTAACTGGCGACCCTAATATATATGGGCCACCTATTGAAAGACCACAATATGTTGGTTGGCAATCACAATTGGAAGGGATGTCGGTCCCTGCTCTACCATATGAGCCCAATTTGTTGATGATGGCAATCCGTGATTATAAATCTACTTTCATTCCAATCGCTGCTTCTTCTTTGTGGAACGCTGCACGACCTTTGAACTATACGGAAAATATCAATGGCATTGATGGTTGTAAATTCATCGACCCAATCAAATTGGACACTGCTATTGGTTTTCCATTGAATGGTAAGAAACGCAATTTTGTGACTGTGACCTTACATGAAGATAATTCTATAACACGTGTTTTTGATGAGGAAATCATGAATGAAATTGCTCGTTGTGAGGAATGTTATAGAAAAGGCCAACGTGCGTATACCGTTGCGAAAGCTTGTAAGAAGGATGAAGTTCTGAGTAAGCCCAAATGTCGTATTTTCTTTAGCAATCCAATTGCTTTGACTTTTCTAGTGCGTAAGTACTTTCTTCCTATTGTGCGAATCTTGCAGATGAATCCACTCGCTTCTGAATGTGCTGTTGGTATCAATTGTCATGGACCGGAATGGCATGATCTACACAAACACATCTTTACATTCGGTGAAGATCGATTGATAGGGGGCGATTATGGTAAATATGATCAGAAATTACCTAGCCAACTATTGTTGGCCGCTATCCGCATATTGATCGATGCCGCACGCGAATGCGACTACCATCAAGACGATCTCAACGTCATGGAGGCCATGGCGGGTGACATTGTATTCGCCCTCATAGCCTTTAATGGCGATTTAATTGGATTGACTGAAGGTACTCACATTAGTGGGAATTCTTTGACTGTCATCTTGAATGGAATAGCTGGCAGTTTGAGTGCACGATGTTGCTTTTACGAAGCTTACCCACCCATAAGTTTTCAAACCCGCTTGAAATTTCAAGATTGCGTGAAATTCATCACTTATGGTGACGATAACGCAGGCTCTGTTAAACAGGGTATAGATGGTTTCACTATTCGAAAGTTTTCACAATTCCTTGCGAGGTATGGACAAATTTACACCATGCCCGATAAGAATAGTGAGCTTGTTGACTATCTGAATCCTGATGATTTTGAGTTTTTGAAGCGAAAGAGCGTGTACCATGAAGCTCTTGGACACAGAGTGGGTGCTTTGTGCGATAAGTCTTGTTTCAAAATGCTTCATTGTTACATACGCGGGCGAAATCACCCACTTACTGAAGAACATGCTTGTGCATTGAATATAGATACAGCCCTGCGAGAATGGTTTAATCATGGATCTAACGTTTACGAAGAACGTAGAAACATGATGCAGGAAGTTGCGGAGCGAGCCCGTCTGACCCATTTATGTACAGGTCTGACTTCCTCATATGACGATCGAGCAATGGAATGGATATCTAAGTATACTAAGATTCCATGCCTTGCTCCTTCTTTGTCCACTTAATGTGGACACTCGGGGCCTGTGCTGACCCCTATAAAACAGCACGAGTAGTTTACAATCTACTTGCGGAGCGCATCAAAATGTGCATCTCGTATTGGACACCACATGACAATGATATGGATAATCTAAATCATGTAGGCTTGCGAGGTGAGATCATAGCCGAAAGGCGGGTTTGATCAGCCAACGATCCAAAATGGCTCGAGAATTGAGTGAAACTCGAGTTTTGAAATATCACTTACAACCAAACAAAATAAACGTGTATTGGGAGATACTGTGCAGTCTCCTAGTACTACTAAAACAATGCACAATGGTAAAAACAAAGATGTAAAAAGAGGAAAACACTCAGTTAGAGATGGTGCAATTGCGCTAGCTAATCTGAGGACGGAATGTGCTAATACATGTACTGTTTGTTCACTCTATGACAAGCATTGCGCTTGTGTGTTCGAAGCACACGAGGGCATACAATGTCCATCGCAATTGTATTCGGATGTTGTTCAGGATCACATAGATCAACTCATGTTTGACCCTGTCTTCGAATTCGAACCACAATCTGGTATACCCGGTGATGCTAACATCACACAGTTATCTGGCCGATCTTCACAACAGAATGTGTCGTTTGGCAATCAGGTAGACCCCTATTTATACGATGTGGATTCTACTATGGATCCTACCCGTATGCTCCAAGATACGGATGATACGAACATTGAAAATTTCTTTTCCCGACCCGTCAAGATCTACGAAACGAGTTGGGGCACTGGTGCTTTAGTTACCGACGACTTTGATCCCTGGAGTTTG